GCAAATCAATTGATTATCAAAGTTTAGAGTGGGCAAAAAGAGTTGTGTTTGAACCTCTTAAAAACTATGAGGTTCATATGATTGTTGGTAATCATGATAGTTATTATAAAAATACAAATAATACAAACTCTCCTCAACTTCTGTTAAAGGATTATCCAAACATTCGGACATATTCTTCTCCTACAGAAATCAAAGTTGGAAACCTTGATGTTCTTCTTCTTCCATGGATTTGTATGGAAAATGAAGAGAAGTCACTTAAGATGATTAAAAAAACCAGAGCAAAAGTTGCGATGGGTCATCTTGAGTTTCAAGGTTTCCGAGTAAACCGTCAAATCGTTATGGAACATGGACTGGAAGCGAATCTTTTTACAAACTTCAAAAAGGTATTTTCTGGTCATTACCACACTCGTTCTGATAATGGAACTGTATTCTATACGGGAAATCCTTATGAGATTTATTGGACGGATGTAAATGATGCTCGTGGATTTACTATCTTTGATACTGAAACACTAGAGCATACCTACATCAATAATCCCTATAAGATGTTCTACAACATCTACTATGAGGATACGAACTATCAGACATTTGATACTCGTGAATATGAGAATAAGATTGTAAAAGTTGTTGTTCGTAAAAAATCAGACACCAAAAAGTTTGAAAAGTTTATTGATAAACTTTATGCTTCCAATATCGCAGAACTCAAGATTATTGAAAACTTTGATATCCAAGAACCTGTAGAGTTTGAAGCATTTGAAAGCGAAGACACGATTTCTATCTTGAATAGATATATTCAGGAGGCAGAAATCAATCTTGATAAATCAGTGATTCAAAAGATGATGCAAGAAATCTATCAAGAGGCATGTGAATTGGTTTAATGTTTATTCTAACAATTAATGGTAGAGAAACCGAAGGAGCATATTCAGTAATTGATGATGAAGGAGAACACATCTTATATCTCTTTGAAGAGGAGGATGATGCCGTTCGGTATGCTATGATGTTAGAAGAAGACGGATATCCTGAAATGCATGTGATTGAAATTGAAGATGAAGTAATGATAAAAACCTGCGAAATGCATGGATATCAATATACTCTTATTACACCTGATGACATTGTAATTCCTCCAAACACTTCTGGTCATGATTTTATTTAACGTTAGAAAAATTATAAATAATTAAAAGTTTTTCTACTATGAAAATTTGCAATTCTTGTAAAGTTGAGAAATCACTCACAGAGTTTCATATAGCACAAAAACCAGGAAAAGTTGGAACTGATGGTTACGTTAGAAAAACCATTTGCTATAAATCAAAATGCAAAGATTGTCTTCGCAAAGAGCAAAGACAAAAATATCATGAACTTAAAGATGACGTAAAAGTTCAAAGGCGCAAAAACAATCGGTGTAATACCTTTGAGTGGAGACAACAATACAGATTAAAAAATCGTTTTGGATTGACTACTGAAGAATTTTCTGCTATGGTATTGGAGCAGAATAATAAGTGCAAAATATGTGAATGTGAAATGGATACTCCACAAATAGATCACAATCATACTACCGGTAAAGTTAGATCTTTACTATGTCGTTCTTGCAATACATCTCTGGGATTGGTAAAAGAGGACACAAAAATTCTTTATAATATGATTTCATATATCAATGCTTATCTTTAAAAAAATTCGGTGGCGTAATTTCCTCTCAACTGGTCAGCATGAAACGGAAGTTGACTTTACGAAAAATAAAACCAATCTAATTATTGGTACAAACGGAGCAGGTAAGAGCACAGTTCTTGATGCTCTGACTTTTTCTTTGTTTGGAAAACCATTTCGCAAAATCAATAAACCTCAACTTATCAATTCTGTAAATGAAAAGGATTGTAAGGTTGAGGTTGAGTTTAGTATTGGTAATATTGAATGGAAAGTTGTAAGAGGAATTAAACCTGCTCTGTTTGAAGTGTGGAGAAATGGTTCTGTCCTAGACCAATCTGCAGCCGCACTGGACCAACAGAAGTGGTTGGAGCAGAATGTTCTGAAGATGAATTATAAAAGTTTTACCCAGATTGTTATTCTGGGTTCAAGTACTTTTGTTCCTTTTATGCAACTCTCTGCTGCACATCGTCGGGAAGTAATTGAGGACTTGCTTGATATTAAGATTTTCTCTTCTATGAATATGGTTATTAAAGAGAAGATCCGTCAAGCAAAGGAAGAAATTAAAGTTCTTGACCTTAAGAAACAATCTCTTGCAGAAAAACTTAAGATGCAGGAAGAGTTTATTGAAGAACTTGAAAACAGAGGAAAAGATAATATTAACAATAATAAACGGAAAATTTCCGATTTGGATAAAGAAATTGAACAATATATGAATGAGAATTCTTCTGTAGAAGAACCTCTTCGTGAGTATATTCAAGAGCAAGATAAGTTGGTTGGATATGCGGATAAACTTCGAAAGTTGGGAAATTTGAAAGGTAAAATATCTCAAAAAGTATCTACGATTACCAAAGAGCATAAGTTCTTTACAGAAAATACGGTTTGTCCTACATGCACTCAAGAGATTGATGATGACTTTAGAATAAATAAGATTAAGGACGCTCAAAATAAAGCTAAGGAGTTGCAATCTGGTTACAAAGAACTGGAGGAGGCAATTAAAGAGGAAGAGGAGCGAGAGCGTCAATTCACCGCTCTATCGAAGGAGATCTCTAAATTAACGAATGGCATTTCTCAAAACAATATTAAGATTAACGGATTACAAAAGCAAATCCGAAATCTTGAACATGAAATTCAAGTTCTTACCGAGAACTTTGCAAACCGAAATTCTGAACATGAGAAGTTAGAAACCTTCAAAGAGAACCTAAAAACTACATACGACGAACTCGCTTCTAAAAAAGACTTAATCAACTATTACGATTTTTCGTATAGTTTGCTCAAAGACGGTGGAGTAAAATCCAAAATCATTAAGAAGTATTTGCCTCTCATCAATCAGCAAGTTAATCGCTACTTGCAAATGATGGACTTCTACATTAACTTTACACTTGATGAGGAGTTTAACGAAACCGTCCAGTCACCTATTCACGAAGATTTCTCCTATGCTTCTTTTAGTGAAGGAGAAAAAATGAGAATTGACCTTGCTCTACTCTTTACTTGGAGAGAAGTTGCAAGATTTAAAAACTCCGTGAATACAAATCTTCTGATTATGGATGAGGTGTTTGATAGTTCACTTGATGGATTTGGAACAGAAGAGTTTCTTAAGATTATTCGTTATGTGATTAAAGACGCAAACATTTTTGTTATCTCTCACAAGACTGGTCTTGAGGACAGATTTGAAAGTGTTATAAAGTTTCAAAAAACCAAAGGATTTTCACAACTTTTAAAAACCAATTGACAAGGGACTGAATTTTAACTATGATACATGGAGGTAGATGTGCCTCCTTTTTTATTCTTTACTATGAAAAATTATGTCTGAAAAAAAATTTAGCGTTTATAGTTTTGGGGATGGTATAAATTCTCAGAACTTTGAGTCTTTTTATAATACAGAAAATACTGATGTAATTACTTTTCCAACAAATACTCCTGCTGCAATGAATTTTAATGTAGAAAATAACTACACCTACAGTACCTTGAAAAATGAAAATGAATTTGAATTTAAAATGAGTAGCACAAATAAAAATGGTTTTTGGAAGTACGAAGAAGATAAAACTTTGAAAGAAGTTGAACAGTATCTTTCTAGCACTTATCATTCTCATTATACTTCCGAAACTTCTAAAACCCAAACACTGGACCTGATTGAAAGTATCGGTGACGCAGAAGCATTTACTCGTTCAAATGCAATCAAATATCTTTCTCGTTTTGGTAAAAAGAATGGTAAATCAAAGCAAGATATTCTGAAAGCAATTCACTATTGTATTCTTCTCTATCATTTTGCTGGACTGCATAAGAACACAACTGATCAATACAACTACTGATTATTATGAAACTCTCTGATAAAACTCTCACTCTGCTCAAGAACTTCTCTTCGATCAACCAGTCTATTCTCTTCAAAGAAGGTAGTTCGCTCCGGACAATTAGTGTCATGAAGAACATCTTGGCAGAAGCAACAATCGAAGAAGAACTGCCGAAAGACTTTGGTATCTATGATCTGAACCAGTTCCTGAATGGTTTGAACCTTCATCAGAACGCAGAACTTGATTTTCAGAATGATGGTTATGTGGTTATCAAGGAAGGTCGGTCTCGCTCAAAGTATTTCTTTGCTGACCCTAATGTAATCGTCACTCCTCCTGATAAAGCAATCTCTCTTCCTTCTGAAGATGTTTGTTTTGTTCTTGATACCAAAGAACTGGACAAACTTCTTAAGGCTGCCAATGTTTATCAACTTCCTGATCTTTCTGTGGTTGGTGAAGCAGGTGTGGTGAAACTGGTGGTTCGTGATAAGAAGAATGATACCTCCAATGATTTCTCTATGGTTGTTGGTGAGACTGATGAAGTATTTACTTTCAACTTTAAGGTAGAGAATATTAAGATCATTCCTGGTTCTTATGAGGTTGTAATTTCTCAAAAACTTCTTTCTAGGTTTGTTAATACAAGTTATGATGTAAAATATTACATCGCACTCGAACCTGATAGCACATTTGGGTGATGAACATCTGTAAATATTCTTTTTTATAAATACTTATGTAGTTAGAATGTAAGCAGATGTATTGTTTGGAATGTAATTCTACTCTTGGTAAAAGACAAAAAAAGTTTTGCTCTTGTAAATGTATGAATGTGTATAACGCAAGAGAATTTGGTATGAAACACCGAGAAGAAAATCCAAACAGATACAAAGTTTGCAAAGAGTGTAATCAATCACTAAATCTCAACAAATTTAGTTTAGTTGAAAAATGGAATGTTAATTCTGGTACTAAAGACATCTGTAAAAAATGCTGCACAAAAATAAGACAAACTGAAAAATTAAATAGAGATTGGAAAATTGATGCTGCCAAACTTCTTTATAAAAATATTAAATCCAGATGTAAAAAAACTGGAAGAGAATTTTCTATTGATTTAGAAGATATTATAATTCCAGAAAAATGCCCTGTATTTGGATTTGAATTAAAAAGAGAAGACAAACAAACTTGGATGTGTGCCCCAAGCGTTGATAGAATTGATAGTTCCAAAGGTTATATAAAAGGAAATATTACAGTTGTCAGTAGAAGAGCAAACATTCTAAAAAGAGACGCTACAATAAATGAGTTAGAACAACTTTTAAACTATTACAAAACTTTGAGGAACTAACTTTGAATATATTTGTCACTTCTCCATTTCCGGCAGAAAGTGCAATTGTACTTCCTGACCGTCACGTAACGAAAATGGCTCTTGAATGCTGCCAAATGCTTTCTATTGTAGCATCAAAGTGGTATCATAATTATGGACCACTTAATAAAAAAGATGGAACTCCTTATGCTACTGAAAAAGGTGCATTTAGAAATCATCCTTGTACTAAATGGGCAGGAGAAAGTATTCATAATGCCTATTGGTTAATCAAACACGGAATGAACCTCTGTGATGAGTTTCAGTTGCGTTATGGGAAACCACATTCGTGCTATAATACTTTACTTCAAGCATATTACCTTTTCCCCAAGGGGAAGATTACTGATGTAACTCCATTCGCACGGGCAATGCCTGACGAATATAAACTTGATACAAACATTGATACATTTACTGCATACAAGATGTATATT